TAAAAATATATGCTGCCTATCCCCACTTAATCCTACGTATATACAAAGCGATACACAAGCACACATTCATTTTCAAAATACGGATTATCCAAGATTAAACAGAATAATACCGGTTTCAAAACATTATGAAAAATGCGAAAATATTTATAAACAAGTAATACAAGTTTTATCTCAACCCATACCCGAATATTATTCGTTTTATAACGAAAAAGTAATATTAGCGTTTTTTGGAATTGAGAGAAACGGAATTAAAATAAACAAACAACAATTTAATGAACATTATCACCCGACTAAAGACATTTATTCTATATATGATGATAGAATTTACACGCAGTACAACTTATCTACTACTACTCGGAGACCAAGTAACGCTTTTAATGGTATTAATTTCGCAGCTTTAAATAAAGACAGTGGCGCGAGGTCTTCATTCATTCCGAACAATAAATTTGTGGAGATTGATATTTCGGCATATCATCCGCATTTAGCAGCTAGGCTGATTGGTTATGATTTTAATGGTTTAGACGTACATAGTGCATTTGCTGAAATGTACGGTGTATCTTATGAGGAATCTAAGCAAATTACGTTTAGACAACTATATGGCGGTATTTACAAACAATACGAGCATTTAGTATATTTTCAACAGGTGAAAACATTCATTAACAGGATGTGGAACGAGTTTGAGGCAACTGGTAAATATAAAGTGCCAATTTCAGGTTATATATTTGAAAAAGATAAATTAGATAATATGAATCCGCAAAAATTATTTAACTATGTTTTACAAAATGTAGAATCAGCGGTTAATACTTATATTTTAATGGATATACATAAATTATTAAGAGGTAAACAAACTAAAATAGTACTATATACTTACGACAGTTTTTTATTTGATATAGGAGATGAGGGAATTGAGGAAGAATTAGGAGAGATATTTAAAAAATACAAATTACAAATAAAGACTAAACATGGGACAAACTATGATTTTAAGTAAACCAATTGATATGTATAATGTAGGCAATCAATATGACTTTGATACCTATATAGATACTAACATGTTGAATAACAAATTGTTTGCGACGTTTACCGGATTGGATTCTTTAGATGAGCTAATTGTTAGTTTGTCTTCAACGTACACAATTATGTACAATAAGATGTTTGTACTTTATGTTAAAAGTACAGATGAATATGTAGTAACTTACAATGTTGAGCAAAGTAATGTTGACGGTATCCCAGTTAATACTATTTTAGTACATAGGAAAAAAGAATCTAATACTTTATATACTATAAATGCATTGAATGATTTAATTAAAAAATTAAATGGTGGTGTGGTTGATCCGACTTTTAGAGTTGATTGGCAACATTATAAAAACTGTATTTTATTAACAAACCATAACGAATTAAAACAATTAAATACTAAAGTTCATAAGATTATTGATCTTTAATATATGTATAATCACATGAAACCAGCAGATAACTTTGATTTAAAAAAATTCATCACCGAAGGTTTGTTTAATTCTAAAAATGAAACGACCGCTAGAATACTTGAATTAGAAGAGACAGTCAAGAAATTAGATATGATATTTGAGAATGTTATTAAGTATGATTTATCACCTAACACTCCTAACGTAAACAATCTTAAAAAGCTGAAAAAGCAGTATATGAATAATATTTTTAATACTATAAGATTCTTAAAAGGCTTATAAATAATATTTATAATAAAACAATAAAAATAAATTAAAATGAAAAAAGCAGATAATTTTGACGCGGGTAAATGGTTAGTAGAAAATAAATTAACTAATCAGTCTCGTTTAGATGAGCTTTCATCTAATACATTTAAAAGCGCAATAAACGTATCAAAAGAACGTGGTACCGATAGGAGAACATATAAACTTGGAGAGTTATATCTCAACCAATTTATAGGTAAAGATTTGATTGGCGGTAAGATAACTAATATTGGCGTTCATAGTCCACAACAAAGTAATTATAGAAACATAGCTATAGAAGTTACGAAAAGTATTTATCAAGATAGTGGCTATAATAAAGGTGAAAATAAACTTATAAAAGATTATATTTATTACGATATAGATAATGATTTATTTTACATGGAAAGTGTTGAAATAGATAGAAAAGATGCAGTAGTTCTTGCTAAAATAGCTTTAAAAATAAATCCTGATTCTAGATATAAAGAAACAGGTAAATACTTTAAAATAAAAGGTTATTAATTCCTTATAAAAAATTACACTATAGTTTGGTGTCTCAAACTCAAGTTCTTATATTTCCCACAATAAACAAATTAAACAATCATGGATATCAATGCAATTAAACAACGACTAAATTCATTACAGTCGAATCAGAACACAAGCAAGAAAGAAAAAATCGATTACACAAAAGTTTACTGGAAACCAAAACAAGAAGGAAAGTACCAAATTCGTATTGTCCCTTCAAAGAATGACTCAACAAACCCTTTTCAAGAGGTTTTTGTTCACTATGGAATCTCTAAATTTCCGATTTACGCTCTAACTAACTGGGGTGAAAAAGACCCAATCGTAGAATTCGCAGCAAAATTGCGTACTACAAATGACAAAGAAAACTGGGTCCTAGCTAAAAAAATTGACCCTAAAATGAGAATTTTCGCACCAGTAATTGTGCGTGGTGAAGAAGATCAAGGCGTTAGGCTTTGGGAATTCGGAAAAGAAATTTACATGCAGTTGTTAGGAATTGCTGAAGATGAAGATTACGGTGATTACACAGACATTAACGAAGGCAGAGACTTTACAGTCGATGTAGTTAAAGGTGATATAGGTGGACGTATCGGATTAAAATCATCAATCAGAATTAAACCTAAAACATCTCCTGTAAGTAAAGATGCCGCTCAAATCAAAACATTTTTAAGCGAACAACCTTCAATTTTAGAGGTTCAACGTAAAATGGATTATGAGACTCTAAAAGCAACTTTACAAACATGGTTAACACCTGAAGAAGGTGAAGAAGAAATACCAGTAGAAGAAGTTGAAGAAGCAATTGAAGCAGAAGTAGCAGCAGCACCAGTTAAAAACTATGCTCTAAAACAACCAACTCCTCCAAAAGCATCATCTAAAACTGAGAAATTTGATTCATTATTTGATGATGAAGAATCAAACGACGATCTTCCATTCTAATTAAATTAAAAAGTTATGGCAAAAGTAAAAAGAAGCGAATCGCTAACGGCAGCCGTCTCTAAAGAGATTAAAGCCAAATTTAACCTTGATTCATTCAAGGAGAAAAAAATGCTTAACGGTAACGTTAAGTTTAAAGAACAACGATGGGTTCCTTTTTCCACTGCCTTACAAGAAGCTTTATCAATTCCTGGTATTCCCTTAGGCCATATTTCAATGGTTAGAGGTAAAAGTAATACTGGTAAATCAACAACAGCAATCGAAGTAGCGGTAAACGCCCAGAAAATGGGTGTTTTACCGGTACTTATTATTACTGAGATGAAGCATGATTGGAAGCATTGGAGAACAATGGGATTCGAAATGGAAGACGTTGTTGATCAATCAACCGGTGAGGTTTTAGATCACAATGGTTTCTTTATCTATCGTGACCGTAGTACATTAAACTCAATTGAGGACATTGCTGCGTTTATTATCGATCTAATTAACGAACAAAAGAAAGGTAATTTACCTTATGATTTATTGTTTATTTGGGATTCAGTAGGATCAATTCCTTGCCAAATGAGTTTAGATCAAGGTAAAAACAACCCGATGTGGAACGCAGGTGCTATTGCAACACAATTTGGTAATTTTATTAACCAACAAATTGTAATGTCTAGAAAAGAAACCTACCAATACACAAATTCATTATTGATTGTAAACAAAACAGGTGTTGCACCAGCAGAAGGTCCTATGGCTCGTCCTAAAATGACTAATAAAGGTGGTGACACATTCTATTATGATTCTTCATTAGTATTAACATTTGGTAATATCACAAATGCTGGTACATCAAAAATAAATGCTACTAAAGATAAGAAAAAAGTTGAATTTGCATTACGTACTAAAATTGCTTGTGATAAAAACCACATTAATGGTATTACAACAACAGGTACTATTGTAAGTACAGTTCACGGTTTTATTAAAGATGATAATAATGTTATTAATAAGTATAAAAAAGAACA